AAGCAAGAGACGCCGAGTTTAACACTTGGGAAGTTGCTCACTTTAGATTATTGGGTGATGATAGAAAACTTCCTTATGGAACGTCAATGTTAGAAAAAGCACGTCGTATTTGGAAACAATTGGTTTTATCTGAAGATGCGATGTTAATTTACCGAGTATCAAGAGCACCTGAAAGACGGGTTTTTAAAGTATTTGTGGGTAATATGGATGACAAAGATGTTGATGCTTATGTACAAAGAGTTGCTAATAAATTCAAAAGAGACCAAATTGTAGACCATAAAACAGGAAATGTTGACATGAGATACAATCAAATGGCAGTTGACCAAGATTATTTTATCCCTGTTAGAGACCCTGCAGCTACTAACCCTATTGAGACATTAGATGGGGCTAAAAACTTAGCGGAAATCGCGGATATTGAATATATCCAAAAGAAACTTGTTACAGCATTAAGAATCCCTAAAGCGTATTTAGGATTTGAAGAGGCTGTTGGTGATGGTAAAAATTTATCACTATTAGATATTAGATTTGCTAGAACAATTGAACGAATACAAAAAATTGTTGTTTCTGAATTAGTAAAAATAGGAATTATACATTTATACTCACAAGGGTATGAAGGAGAAGACTTAGTAGGATTTGAGTTAGAATTAACTGCACCATCTATTATTTATGATCAACAAAAAGTTGCATTAATGAATGAAAAAATTCAATTAGCAACATCGATGAAAGATTCAAAACTCGTTTCAGATAAATATATTTATGAATATATATTTAATATGTCCGAAGATCAGTGGTTAGAAGAACGTAATAACGTCGTAGAAGATCTTAAATTAAGATTCCGTCAAAATCAAATTGAACAAGAAGGAAATGATCCAACATTAACAGGAGTATCTTATGGCACTCCTCATGATATGGCTTCATTACATATGAGTTCAGATGATCCAGAAAATAAAGATAAAGGTGGTCGCCCACCCGAAGGAATTAAATATGGACAACATGCTAATGAATTTGGATGGGATCCAACCGGTGCTAAAACAATAAAACAAGGTACAGATCCTAAAAACTTTGATACCACATTTAAACCAGACACTAGAATGAGGGGTAAAGTAACTAAAGCAACTGCTATGGAACATGCTAGTATACTTAAAAATTTAAACTCACAAAAATCAAAAGTATTAAACGAAACAGATAAAAATTTAAATAATTCTTCTTCTTTATTAGATGAAGATAATATTTTATAATTAAACCATATTTATATGAAAAGGACTATGTATTAACCTGATGAAAAATTTAAAACATTCTAAGTATAAAAATACAGCTATACTTTTTGAAATATTAGTAAGAAAATTAACATCTGAGTCATTGACTACGGATAAATCTTTAACAATTGATATTATCAAAAAATATTTTGGAAAAAACACCGAACTATCAAAAGAATTGCAGTTATATAATTCTTTAATTAAAGAACAATTAACATCAGAAGCACAAGCATTAGACTTTATTCGTACATGTACATCTGCTCATGGTCAATTAAATAGCACTCTTTTAAAGAGACAGCGATACAATTTAGTCAAAGAAATTTCAGAAAATTTTAATTTTACAAAAATATCAAAAATTAGAATTAATCATTATAAAACATTAGCTTCTGTATATAAAATATTCGAATATAATGAAATTGATAATCCTAAACAATTACTAGAGTGTAAAACCGAAATTGTAGGACATATATTAATACACGAAGAGAAGAAACCACAACTTGACACTATAATTGAAGCATATAAATCACAAAGTACCGATACAAGATTATTGTCATATAAATTATTAATAGATAAATTTAATGAAAAATATTCAGGATTAAATGAAAGTCAAAAAAATCTTCTTAATCAATATATTACACACGTTAACGACACTGAACAATTAAAACAATATTTTAGTAAAGTTATACCGTCAATTAAAAAAGAATTAAAAGAGCAAGTATCATTAGTAACAGATAAAGCAACAAAAATTAAAATTAATGGATTATCTAAAATGTTATGTAATGTTGAAACCATAAAAGTTGTTAAAGAATCGCATGTTTTATCATTATTAAGATATTATGATTTAATAACTGAATTAAAGAAAGTAAATAAATGAAATCTTTTTTACAAGAAATAGAATCAAAGTTTAAAGAAATAAACGAAAAAGATTGGGATGGCGATGGCGAACAAGAATCTGCTAAAGATGAATATATGGGCGTCAAAGATAAAGCTATTAAAAAAGCCTTAAAAAAAGAAGATGCTAAGCCTGACTTCTTAGATTTAGATGGTGACGGAGATACTGAAGAAGATATGAAAAAAGCTGCCAATGAAACTATAAAAACATCAGATCCAAAAGTAGCAATGGACTTACAAAAGAAAGATCCAGATGCTGATATTGAATTAACGGAAGATGAGTTAGCAGAAATGAGTACAACTGGTGGAGTAGCAGGTTACCAAACACCATATGCATTTTCAAAGCCAGGATCTAAAAAGAAAAAATATAAATGGTCATCTGTTTCAGAAGCAATGGATTTAAAATATGAAAAATTAATTGAATCATATTCAAAGTTTTCAACCGGTAATCCAAAATCAACTCCTGCACAAACAGTTAATGGTACTATAAAAGAAGTAGCAAAAAAATTACAAGAAATAGAACAATTAGTTAAATATACTTCAAGATTAAAAACTGAATCAGGAATAGCCGGCTCAGCATATAATAAATCTACTCATAATGCATTAAATAAAATTTCAGAAAGATTATTAAAAATTTCTGAAAGAGTAAGAAGTTTGGGAGAATAATATGAGTAAATCATTATTAGTTGAATATATGCCATTTAAACCAATTGGCACAGTTAATGAAGACATTGGCGCAAAATTTGGTGTACCAGGCGGATTAGTTGTACAAGGAGTATTACAACGAGCAGGAGCAAAAAATCAAAACGGTCGTGTATATCCAAAAAATATATTACATCGTGAAGCAGATAAATATCAAAAAGAATATATTGAACAAAATAGAGCACTTGGAGAATTAGATCATCCCGAGTCTTCAGTTGTTAATTTAAACAATGTATCTCATAATATTTTAAAAATGTGGTGGGATGGCGATGATTTAAAAGGCGCAGTACAGATATTAGAAACCCCTAGCGGCCAAATATTAAAAGCTTTATTTGATGCCGGCATTACACTAGGTATATCAAGTAGAGGATTGGGATCAGTAAAAGAATTATACAAAGAATCTGCCGTAGAAGTTCGAGAAGATTTTGAATTAATATGTTTTGACTTTGTATCTAACCCATCGACTCATGGAGCATTTTTAAGACCAATGACTGAGTCGGTTAATAAAAATTTAAGAACTAATTATTTAAAAGTAAATGAAATTATTACATCAATCTTATGTGATGATGGAAAATGTAGGATTTAATCATGAGAATAAAAGAAATATTAGAAGCATTAGAAAACGAACCAATACAAATATCAAAAGAAAAAAAGCGTGAATTTGTTGAATCTGTAAAAGAATATTCACAATTAGGTGACGCTGTATATGGTAAAGGTAATCTTCAAGAATTATGTGAACGTATTAAGACTATGGTTGAAATGGCTCAACAAGTAACATTAGCAGAAGGCGATTGGTTTGATGGCATTACTGTTAATCGACACATGAAAGGTTTAAATGAATCATATAAAGTGTTTGAAAAAACAGCTAAAGAAATTTCTCAACTACAAGAAAGAATGTCTGCAGCATATGAAGATATAGGACAAGGTTTAAGTAAATATTTTGAAATTAAATAATTGGATCTTTAACAAATAATTATTATAATATATAGGAAACAAATGGCAAAGTTTGATAAAATGTATCACGATTTTTTTGGAATAAAACCTCAATTAAATGAAGCAGATCTAGTAAATAAGATTTCTGATTATAGAGGAGGCTTTCTTTATAAATTAATAGACCCAGCTACTGCAGGAAATGTAAAAGCAGATATACAAGCATTTTTAAATAAAAAAGCCATGCATGTTATTAAAACAAAATTTCAAGATGAAAACGGAAAAGGATTCTTTTATGTTAGATTGGGAGAAGACCCAGCTAAAGAATCTCAACGAATACAAGGATTCATAAGTCAATTACCTGAAGTTGAAAAGTTTTCATTTACATTAAAACCAATACAAAAACAAGTTATAAAACAAAACCCAAATATATGAATAAAAAATTAAAGCAGCATCAATCAATCATTCCAGGACATAGTATAGGATCAAGCGTAGTTGGCAAAGATATAAACTTTGCATTACGTAATTGGAAACGAAAATTAAAATATGCAGACACATTAACTATTCTTAAAGATAATAAAGAATATATTAAGCCAAGTGTTACAAAAAGACAACAACTGATACAAGCTAGTTATAAACAGCGAATGCAATCATTAAACGATCAAGAGTAAGTAGCAGCTCATTAGCATCTATTTATATTTAATTAAGCCCTAGCAGAAATGTTGGGGCTTTTTTACTGTTTTTTTACTTCACCTATATTTATTTAAAATACGTTATCAATCTATATAACGTCATACAACAATATAATCTTATTAAGATTCACAATAATCTTATTTCCAAAACATAAATTTAAGGAGAAAACAATGGCAAAATCTGATTTGCTTAAAGAAGCAATCGCAGATGCTAAAGCTGTTAAAGAAACGGCATTAGCAAACGCAAAGATAGCACTAGAAGAAGCTTTTGCACCTAGAATTCATGGTATGTTATCCGCAAAGTTATCTGAAGAATTAGACGACGAAGATATGGAAGCACCTGCACCAGAACCAACTATGGAACATGACGTAATGTATGAACCAGAAGGCGAAGAAGGAATGGGAGCTGAAATGGACATGGAAACACCTGCACCAGAAATGGATACAGAAATTGATATGGAAGCACCTGCCCCAGATATGGAAGCACCTGCTGACGAAGAAATGTAAA